TGCTGTTACGGCAGGTACGGCAACGTATACCCTTCCTTCGGACACAATCGACATCATCGAACACCAAATCCGAACAGGAACAGGAACCAACCAAGTCGATACCTCGCTCGAAAGAATCAGTGTCGCAACCTACGCCCAGCAAACCAACAAAAACACGCAAGGTAGGCCGACCCAAATCTACGTCCAAAGGCTCCCAACGGAAACAAAAGTAACGCTGTGGCCTGTGCCTGACAGCACAACAACGTACACAATATTTTACTATAGGCTTAAAGGTATAGATGGTCTTTCCTCTGGTGTGGGCGATACTGTTACGTCTGTGCCGCCACGTTTCGTGCCGTGTCTTGTTGCGGGTATGGCTTACTACCTCTCAATGAAAAGACCAGAATCCGCAGGGAGAGCAACGGCACTAAAGCAAGAATATGAGTTTCAGTTTCAATTGGCGGCTGGTGAGGATGAAGAAACAGCGTCAATTAAGTTTGTTCCCTTTAACACGTTTGCTTTAGGTGGGTGATGTCATACGCTGCTGGTAAATATGCTTTTGGGTTCTGCGACAAGACAGGGTTTAGGTATCCACTCAAAGATCTTGTTCCAGAGTTTAAAAATGGTGTGAAGACAGGATTTCTTGTCGGAAAAGATGTGGTGGATCCTGATCAGCCGCAAAACTTTCTGGGGCGCGTAAAAATATTTGACCCTCAGTCTCTGCAGAATCCAAGACCAGATACATCCGAACAGGAGAGCAGAGGGTTATTTGGCTTTAATCCTGTGTGGAATGACGCTCAGTACATGACAGCGCAAGTTGGAAGTGTTAATATATCTATATCGTAGGAGATATAACTATGAAAAAGAAACCTATAGCTATGAAAAAAGGTGGCAAAAGCGGTGCGCCTAAAACAAGTTTGCGCCCCAGAGCGCGGCCCGTCGATGTATCTCCCAAAGCAGAGAAGGGTGACATAGAGCTTATGCTTATGGAAGAGAAGGAGCGGGTAAGCAAAAAGATGGGTGGTGGTAAGATGCACCGTATGCCAGATGGCAGTATGATGGCTGGGGCTTCCCACGGCATGAACTATGGTGGTAAGGTAAAGAAAATGAAGTATGGCGGTAAGTGTCGTGGTATGGGTGCGGCAACCCGTGGTGGTAATTTTTACAAGGATGGATAAGTTCAAATGAACTATTCTCAGCTAGTACAGGCAGTGAAAGATTACACTGAGAATACGGAGACAACCTTCGTAAACAACATTGACGTGTTTATTCAGCAAGCGGAAGAGCGGATAAATAGGGACGTTCAAATACCTGAACTTAGAAAGAATGCAACGGGAAACACCTCTGCAAGTTCTCCTTATCTAGGAAGACCATCTGATTTCTTGTCTACTTTCTCTTTGGCTGTAATTGATGGCAGCAACAACTATACATATCTCCTTGAAAAAGAAGTAAACTTTATAAGAGAAGCGTATCCTAGTCAGTCAACTACTGGGCTACCAAAGTATTATGGTATGTTTGATGGGGACACATCTTCCTCAAACGGGAATTTTATATTGGGTCCGACCCCAGATGCTGCCTATAGTGTAGAAATACACTACTATTATGACCCACCCTCTATCGTCACTTCATCCACTTCTTGGTTAGGTGACAATGCGGAAACCGCACTTCTTTACGGCACCCTTTATGAGGCGTATACTTTTATGAAGGGGGAGCCAGACATTTTGCAAAATTATTTGCAAAGGTATCAAAGTGCTTTAATAAACATGGCGTCTCTTGGTGTAATGATTAAGAGTGACACGTATAGAGAGGATGCTGCATAATGGCTATTACACAAGCAACATGTACCTCGTTTAAGCAAGAATTGCTTGAGGCTGTTCACGATTTTACATCTCATGTCTTTAAGATTGCGCTGTATAGCGATTCAGCAACACTAGGGGCTGGTACTACAGTTTACTCTACAGACAATGAGATAACAAACACATCAGGCACCGCATATATTGCTGGTGGCAAAGCACTGACCACTATAGCGCCAACATCATCAGGAACTGTTGCGTTTGTGGATTTCGACAATATCAGTTGGACAAGTGCTTCGTTTACCGCCCGTGGTGCGCTGATATATAATTCTTCCGCTTCCAATAAAGCTGTGGCTGTGTTAGACTTCGGAAGTAATCGCGTAGTCTCCGATGATACATTTGAGGTTCAGTTCCCCGTATCTTCTGCTACAACTGCTGTAATTAGAATAACATAGGAGTTTACTTATGGCTAGTTTTACAAAGGTAAACGATTTTGTCGTGAACCTCGCAAATGCAATGGACTTAGACGCAGACACGTTGGTCGTGGCTCTGTCGAACACAGACCCAACAGCGGGTACTAATGTGGTAAGTGATGGGAATGGAGTGTTGGCTAACATTTCTCAAATTAGCTACACAAACCTATCCTCTCGTACATTGGCAAACGTAACATCAACACAGACGTCTGGCACCTATAAGCTTTCTGCGGATGACTTGACGCTTACTGCATCAGGTGGTTCGGTTGCTGCTTTTCGTTACATCGTTATTTATGATGACTCTGTAACGTCACCTGCGGATCCTGTAATTGGGTATTACGACTACGGCACGTCTCTTACTCTTAATGATGGTGACACGTTTACAATTGACATAGGCGCAAACGGTATCCTGACACTCACATAAGGTTAGTTCGTCGTGGCAAAGCTTTTCAACAGAGCAAAAATGACGACTGCCAGTACGGGGACTGGCACCGTTGTTTTAAGTAGTGCAGCTACAGGTTTCCAAACTTTTGCTGCTGCAGGGGTAAGTAATGGTGACGTTGTCCAATATGTCATCGAAGAAGGTGCTAATTTTGAAATCGGTACTGGTACTTATACGTCTGCCTCTACGTCTCTAACGCGCTCTCCAACGGAAAGCAGCAATGGCGGGAGTGCCATAAGTCTCGCTGGCGATGCAACTGTATCTATTACATCTGTAGCTGCTGACTACACTAAAATTCAGAATGCAGGGACTACCAAAGTAGAGGCCACGGCTACAGGTGCAACTGTCACAGGTAATCTTGCTGTTACTGGTACGGTAGACGGCAGGGATGTCGCGGGAGATGGCACGAAGTTAGATGGTATAGAATCCTCTGCTGATGTTACCGACAGCACAAATGTAGGCTCTTCTCTTACTGGCTTTCCCACAGATACAGACGCAGCAAGCACCGATCTTATTCCTGTTTATGATACGACTGCGGCTCGTTGGGAAAAGCAAACCATTGCCAATGCTGCTTTAGTTGGTCCGACAGGACCTACAGGACCCACAGGTCCCACTGGCCCTACAGGCCCTACAGGTCCACAGGGTCAGAAGGGCGAAAAGGGACAGAAGGGCGAAAAGGGTCAAAAAGGTGAGATCGGTGCAACGGGTCCTACAGGGCCAACTGGTCCTACGGGTCCTACAGGCCCTACTGGCCCACAGGGTCAAAAAGGTGAGAAAGGCGAGAAGGGTCAAAAGGGAGACACGGGCGCTACTGGTGCAACGGGTCCCACAGGCCAAAAAGGTGAGAAGGGCCAAAAAGGGGATACAGGTGCTACGGGACCTACTGGCCCGACAGGACCTACTGGCCCCCAAGGACAGAAAGGTCAAAAAGGCGACACGGGTCCTGTTGGCCCGACAGGTCCTACTGGACCACAAGGTCAGAAAGGTGAGAAGGGCCAAAAAGGGGATACTGGATCTACAGGTCCCACAGGTCCGACTGGTGCAGATGGACCCACAGGTCCTACTGGGCAAAAAGGCGAAAAGGGTCAAAAAGGTGAGGTGGGTGCAACAGGCCCAACGGGGCAAAAAGGCGAAAAGGGTCAAAAAGGTGAGGTGGGTGCAACAGGCCCAACTGGCCCCACGGGGCAAAAAGGTGAGAAGGGTCAAAAAGGACAAAAAGGTGAGGTAGGATCAACTGGGCCGACAGGTCCAACAGGGCCAACTGGATCGACGGGGCCAACAGGTCCAACAGGGCCGCTTACTTCTGGCATCATCGTAATGTGGTCTGGTGCAATTTCTGCCATTCCAAGTGGCTGGGTTCTTTGTAATGGTGCAAACGGAACGCCTGACTTGCGAGCGCGATTTGTTATAGGTGCGCAAGCTGACAGCGGTCAGACATATGATGTCGGAGATACGGGCGGTGCAACCAACGTAACTCTTGCAACGG